AGATTAACTGAAATATTAAACAAAATAAAATAAATAAGATGAAACTTAAAAAATTCGCATACGACACCACTGGATTACCAGCAGTCGTTAATGACCAATCACTTGAACTATTAATCCGTTCTTTCTACGAAGGAAAGACAGGAGCAACTTTCGCAAAACAAACGGGTATCAAATCCACTGCTGATTTGCATTACATCACAACTGAATTATTCTACCAAGCTGACACCGCTTGTGCGTTCAACGCTTCAGGCAAAACTGGCTTCTCAAAGAGAACCATCACAGTAGGTAAAATCAAAGTTCAGCAAGAATTTTGTGCTAAAGAACTTGAAGGATTTTGGACTGAGAGAGCCTTAAGACCAGGCACTATGTATGACTACATTGCATTCGAAGCTGACTTCACTAACTTCTTAGTAGGTTTGTTGACTGAGGCAAAAGAAACTGCATTATGGCAATCTGCAATCGGTGGTTCAGGTGGAGCTAACTTAACTCAATTTGATGGTTTCAACAAAATCATTCTTGATGCTTCTGCTACTACTATCAACGGTAACCCTACTTCTATTTCAACAGGTACAGGCATCACTTCAGCTAACGTAGTATCTATATTTGATGGTATGTGGGCGGCTTTACCTGCTAAATTGAAAGGTAAGCAAGATTTGCAATTCATGTGTGGTAGCGATACTTTTGATAAGTTAATCCTTGCATTGAAAGCTGCTAACTTGTTCCACTATGATGGTGTGAACGGAAGTGCTTATCAATCTCAAGAGTTAATCTTGCCAGGCACTGGAATTAAAGTAGTTGCTTACTTCGGTTTAGATTCTACAAATAGAATCCACTTGGGTAGAACTTCAAACTTCATTATCGGTACTGACTTGGAGTCTGACGAAGATATGTTCAACATCAGAGAAAATCCAATCTCTTTGACTATGATGCTTGACATTCACTTCAAGGTTGGTACTCAAGTGAAATTCCCGAACGAAATCGTAACCTTTAAATTAGTATAATCATGGCTTGTTTACTATCAACTGGATTTACCCTTGACTGTCGTGATAGTATCGGGGGCGTAGATGAAGTTTACATCGGAGAATTAGAGTATCTTAATACTACTACTTTCACAACTTCAGCAGGTTTAGTTAGTGCAATGGCAATGACGGGTGGCAAGAAGTTCTACAAATATGAACTTAGACGCAACACGGCAGAGGCTAAAGCAGATAACGCAGGTGAGGTTACAAGTGGAAGCGGTTACATCATGCAGTCAGTTGAGTTTCAACTTGATCGTTTTGATGTTGCCAAACGAAACGAAATAAGAGTACTTGCTCAGAAGCCATTAATGTTTATCGTTAAAGATAAGAATGGTTTGTTTAGTTTGTACGGTTCTGAGAATGGTCTTGACCTATCTACGGGAACGGCAGGAACGGGCAAAGGTGCAAGTGACTTAAACGGTTTTGTTTTGACATTCACTGGCGAAGAGAAGACTTATCCTTATGGAATCTCTCAAGCTATTGTGACATCGTTAATAGCATAATTAATAATTGAATTAAAAGGGAGGCTTAACGGCTTCCCTTTTTTTTTGTACTTAAGTTACTTTTTAATATAATATAAGTAATGATAAGACTTAATCTTGGAAGTAACGTGGTGGTATTGACTTTATCTGAAAAGATAACGATATCTTCGCCAAACTTCTTGTTTGAATTTATAAATAATCAAACGCAAATAAAGTACTATTGTATTTCAGCCGATTTAAGCCTATATCCCGAACGATACAATAAGTTTACAATAGTAGTAAAGACTACAACCCCGAGTCCATTGGTAGGCGAAATTCAAATACCTTTAGGCGATGAGTACACCTATAACGTTTACGAGCAAGTAAGTTCAACTAATTTAGTGCCTACTGGTTTAAATGTAGTTGAAAATGGATTGATGACCTACGATAAGATTATAACCTCAAGAGTAGAACAAGAATCTACCTTAACAAGAAAAGCATATGAGCCAAACTAAAAATTATTCATTCTCAAAATTCCCTTTGTATGCGAATGAAACTCCCATATTTCGCAGACAACCTAATATGTTGTATGTGCCTTATGGAAAGAATAACGATTACTCAGATTATCTTAGTTATCTTTATAACAATTCGGGGATACATGGAGCGATTATAAAAGGTAAGGCAACTTATATCTATGGTAAAGGTTTTAAAATTAAAGCTGATTGGAACGGGGATAAGGTAGCTTTAGAAAAGACTTTAAAGTCTATTAACAATTCTCAAACTGCCGATGAATTAGCAAGAAAGAAAATATTTGAAAGAACTTTGTATGGTGGGTGTGCTTACTTAATTGAGTGGGACGTTTTCGGTGCAATTAAAAGTGTAAAGCTACAACCATTTAACACGATAAGAACAAAAGTCGATAAGTCAGAATTTTACATCTCTAAAGAATGGACAAGAGAACAATCGACAAACGCTAAATGGAGAAAGTCTAATGGTCGGTTACCCGAAGATACTGTAACGCTTCCTGCATTCGACCCATTAAAAAGACAAGGCAAACAAATCCTTTATTTAATAGACGATAACCCTGCAAGTGATATCTATCCTTTACCTGAATACAATAGTGGTGCTACACCGATTGAAACCGACATAGAGTGCAACTTTTTCCAACTTAACAATGTTAAGACGGGGTTCTCAGCAGGAACAATGGTAACTTTCTTTAACGGAACGGCTATTAATGACGAAGAGCAAGTTGAGATTGAACACGCATTTAAATCTAAGGCATCAGGAACGGACAATGCAGGAGAGATTTTATTAAACTTTCAGAATCCAAACACAACACCTCCCGAAATTAGTCCTTTGCGTTCTAACGATTTAGACAAACAATACGAACAGTTAAGCAAGGACACAATAAATAAGATACTTTATTCTCACCGAGTTTCTAACGGGTTACTTTTTGGTATTAAAACACCTGGCGAATTAGGTGGCGGTAGGTCTGAGTTTGATTTGTCATGGGAACATTTTAGCAATACCTATGTTAAGCCAAAACAACAAGAAGAAGAAGAGGACATGAACTACATTCTTAGTCTTTACGGTTTTATAGGTAACCCAGTTGAATTAACAACCTTAGACCCTATCGGAATAGAGTTGACCTCAGATGTAATTAGCAGAACGATTGATGCAGATTCATTTGCTGACATGGTATATGAAAGATTAGGAATTGAAAAACCAAACCTTGTTAAGAAAGATGACATCTTAACTATTATCAATTCAAATCCTATTATCGCTCCTAAGATTCTTGAAATATTAACACCTAACGAAATTAGAAGTTTTATCAATTTACCTGCGATTGTCGGAGGGGATGTTTTAAAGACAAGTTTTGAAACTCAAGAAGATTTTATCCTTAATGAGTTTTTAAAAATTGGCGAATCGGCTGATAATTACGAGATAGTAAAATCTTGTTTTGTTTATTCTGACTCAGACAAGTTCGCAAAGGAAGATGACCAACGCTTATTGGATGAGATTAAAAAAGGCAAGTCTTACAAGATTTCAGACCTTGCTAAAAAATTAAAGATTTCAGAAAGTGAACTTTACAAATCTTTAGAAAGATTAAACAAGGCTAACATTCTACAAGTAAAATATACTGAGGTTAAAGGCGAAATAAGCATCACTCCCGAAGAAATACAAGAACCACCAAGCCAAGAGGTCGGGTTGGAAACTAAATGGCGTTATACGACAAATTTAGAGCCTAAACTATTAGATACTTCAAGAGAGTTTTGTGTTAAAATGATAAGTGCAAATAAACTTTATACAAGAGCAGAAATAGATAATTTACAAAATGATGCAAGTACAAAAGGATATAATGATGACGTATTCAAGTATAAGGGTGGATGGCAGACAATCAAAGGCACTGTTACCCATATACCAAGTGCGAGACATTTCTTTGAGAGCGTATTAGTTAAAAAGAAAAAATAAAATGAGTTTAAAACCACTTTTCGTATCAACCGCCACTATTAAGAAATATGGCGTAATTGAGAATAATGTCGATGACAAGCTTATCGCTCAGACTATTATCATGGTGCAAGATTTACAACTGCAACAAATTTTAGGTTCAGACCTTTACAATGAAATTGCAGACCAAATCAACGCATCGACTTTAACGGGTTTAAATCAAACTTTGTTAGATGACTATATCCGTGATTTTATTATCAACGCAACCATAGCAGACGGGGCAATAATATTTAACTACCGATTCTCAAACAAAGGAGTAGTAACTCAAAATTCAGATAATCAACAACCAGTAAGCCAAAGAGAACTTGAATTGATTGAACAAAAATGGGGCAGGATGGCTGAGTTTTACGGCAAAAGGTTGAGCGGTTATTTAAGCGAATTTAACACATCTTATCCTTTGTGGATGAGTGGAAATAACAACGCTCAAGATATTCAAAGTAGAGAATTAGGATATAACACTGGGATTTATTTAGGACGCTCAAGAAGAAAAAACAATGAAAGAAAATACTGGCCCTACTGTAAAGATTGCTAACAAAAAAATCACTAAAAAGAACCTTCAGAAATTAATGGTCTATATTGAGAAAAAGAAATGATAACCAAAAATATTCTTTATAAGTATTTCAAAGATTTTGCAGACAACCATTTGCAAATTAAAGACTATGGCTATGGTGACCTATCGGAAATTAGTTCTTCTACGGCTACAACTTATCCTTTGTTTTGGGTTAGTCCGCAACCGAGTAACATTTCAGGCAATGAGATAACATACAACTTTAATATCTTAATAGGAGATAGGCTTGAAGATGGGGATGCAAACAAAGTCGAAGTTGAATCGGATACTTTTCAAATTGGGTTAGACCTTTTAGCGACTTTAAATATAAATAGAGATGTTGACTTAGACAAGAACAATACTTTAACTCCTTTCATCCATGATTTTAAAGACCGAATTGCAGGTCATTTAATAACTGTTAGCGTAACGGCTGATTTTGATTATAACGAGTGCGCAGTTCCAACTACGGGAACGCCAACACCTCCGACAAGTTCTTGCCCAGTTGCAATAATAACAATTAACGGTGTTGCTTACGGAAGTGTGGGGAGTGGAAACACCGAAGATATAGCAGTTGTGAATACTTTAGGTGTTCCTGTTGGTTCGTTAATTAGTGGTAATTGGGTAGTAACTGCAAGTGGTGGAGATGCAACGGCAGTACTTAAGAATACCGCAGGAACAACACTCTCAACCACTACTATACCAAGTGGAACAAGTGCTAACATTACAGTCAATGACTCAATAGCCGTTTTAAAAGATACTGCAAACGTAACCTTAGACTCAGTAAATTTATTAGCCCAACAAACTAAAAATATAAGCTTAGATGACTTTAATGTAGAAGTAGAAGATTCTTTGGGCAGTGTTATTTTGACCGATAGTTATTTGGCATATTCACTTAATACCCTAAATTTAACCGCACTTTCAAATACAAATGTAATAATTGGGAGTGGCACATCAATAACAATAAGCGCAACCGCACCAATAACTCCATCAAACGGAGATATATGGTTTCAACCTAATTAAATAAATAAATAAATAAATAATGGCAACATTCACCAAATTCAACGCATTTGTGGCTGACTTAGCAAACGGAGTTCACAATCTCGGTTCAAATCAATTAGTAGTAGCATTAACTAATACTGCACCTACTTCCGCAAATGCAACGCTATCAGCAATCACTCAAATAACTTACACTGGGTTATCGACAAGAAACATCACTACAACTTCAAGCACTCAAACAAGTGGTACATATTCCCTTGTATTGGTTGATTTGGTATTGACTGCATCAGGCACAATCCCAACCTTTAGGTATGTGGTTATTTACAATGACACTCCAACATCTCCTGCTGACCCATTGATAGGTTTTTATGACTATGGTGTAGGTGGGGTTACTATGGCAAATGGAGATACATTTACAATAGACTTTACCGATGCTCAAAAATTAATAGAATTAGTTTAATAATATGGCAGCAATAACTGACTTATCCGATTTAATAAATCGTCAATCAGGCGGCAATAGTGGAACACCCGAAAATATCTTTTTTCACAAAGTGCCAAGAGTCGCAGGTGTTTCGGCAACTGCTCCAATATCAGGTAGAGGATGTTCTTTGTGGGAATACGATGGAATGCCTGCAAAGGGGAATGTACCCACAGTAGGTGCTATACCTACTAAATCAACTCAAGGTGCAATCCCATTTACTGCCGCAGGTGGAGGAAGAGATAAGCATTTAATAGGGGCATCTATTGCGCCACTAACTTCGGGAGTTTATCTTTTATACGATAGGTTATTCCACGAGGGTGGACTTTCGGGAACTTCAACCGCAGCTCAAACTATTCAAGGCTCAACACCAACTCCTGCCCTTACTCGTAATACAGGAGGCGCAGGTAACATAGCATTTTATGAGATTTATACAATTATTGGGACAACATCTACAACCCTTACAATGACCTATACCAATCAAGCAGGTACGGGTTCAAGAACATCAACTATTAATATAGGTGCAACGGGTTTCCGTGAGGTTACAAGAATGCAAAGAATACCTTTAGCAGCAGGAGATAGTGGAATACAAGCAATAGAGCAAATACAATTAACTGCAACAACGGGAACGGCAGGAAACTTTGGTATAACCATTGCTCAACCTTTGGCTTGGATACCCGTCAATGTCGGAGGCACAATGGGTTGGAGAGATTACACAACAGGATTGCCCGGTATACCCGTTATTGACCCTAATGCTTGTTTAGCACTAATGTTTATCCCATCGTCTACAACTGCTACCGAATTATTTGGCTCACTTGCAACAATAGAAAAATAATGGCACTAACTAATTATACGGAATATTTAGAGAAACTTAGAGAAAATAGAACTGCTGATTTTTTTAGTGGTTCAAGTTTAGGAAGAGGATTAAGACTAAGTACGGTTTGGCATGGGTTTACTCCTTCTCCTGCTACACCGACAACAAGCGTAGTGACAAATAAAAATTCCTTACAATCAATTAACAATATACCTGAAATTTCAAGTGGCAGACTTACTTTTCTTGGTGGCAGATTTTCATCTATGCCATTACAGGCAACGGGTTCGGCAAGTGCAAATATAATGATTGATTTGTTAAATATTAGTGGAGGATTGAATGCAACATTAACAACACCTCAAACAACTAATCTTCCAACCGCAGCACTAACAAGGTACACATCGGGTGAGGGAGTAATGGCAGGAATTATAGTATTTACACAAATAGGTAATAGTATTACAACTATTCAAGTTAGTTACACTAATCAAGCGGGTACATCAGGTAGGACATCAACCCCGACAACATTTGGTCAAACAACTTTTAGGGAAAATAATATTTTTATTCCTATTCCTTTGGAAGCAGGGGATACAGGAGTAAAAAGTATTGAATCGGTAACTCTTGCTGCCACAACAGGAACGGCAGGAAACTTTGGTGTATGTTTGTATAAACCATTGGCAATGATTTCACTTGAAGATGGAACAGGTCAAAACCCATTAGATAGTGTATCTTCAGGGTGTATAATCGGTTCTTTATGTGAAATCCAAGCGGATGCTTGTTTAACTTTTTTAGCAACTTCGCCAACATCGGCTCAAAGTATATCAGGTGCAGTAATATTAACCGAAGCATAAAATGGCAACTCGTAGATTATTTGATGGGGCGCAGATTGAATTAGACATACTACCAATAGTAGGGTCAGGCTCAACTTCTTATAATTTATCTTTAAGTAAGGGTACTTATACCTTATCAGGCAAAGATGCTACATTAACATTTTCGGCAGGTGCGATTAATTATTCAATATCTGCAAGTAAAGGTACTTATGCTTTAAGTGGTAAAGATGCTAACTTTCAAGTAGGTAAAAGCATTGCAAGTGAAAACGGCAATTTTACACTTTCGGGCAAGGATGCTAACTTCAAAGTAGGTAGAACTATTTTATCTGAAAAAGCAAATTATACTTTAACAGGAAAAAACGCAGACTTTAAAGTAGGTCGAACATTATCCGCAAGTAAGGGTAACTTCACTTTAACAGGCAAGGATGCAACATTAATATTTTCAGCAGGGTCAATTAATTATTCAATAAGCTCAAGTAAGGGTACTTATAGTTTAAGCGGTAAAAATGTAGATTTTAGAGTAGGTAGAACTATCGCAAGTGAAAAGGGGGTTTATACTTTAACGGGTAAAAACGCTAATTTAATTTATGGAGGGACTGGTGTTAATTATAGTTTAGTAGCAAATAAAAATACTACCAATTTAATTGGCAGTTTTGTATATTTGAATATAAATTTTACCCAAGCAATTACGTATGTAAGTCCGAGCTTTGTTACAGGTAGAATAAGAGTTTTTAACGGTACAATATGGCAAGATGTGATAACATATCAATATAAAAATAGCAAATTTAATGAGTTTACCAAATAACAAATTAACAATAATAGCGGATACACCGACTTGCGCTGACTCAGTCGCGGTTCTAAAGAATAGTTTAGACAGTACCTTGTCAACCACAAGCATAGCAAGTGGGGATACTACGGATATTTCCGCACCTGATTCCACGATAACAATTAACTCTGCAAGTTTTTCTCCTTATCCAAGTGGGGCAACTTCTAATTTATTAGTTAAAGACGGGACGGGTACGCAAGTAGGTTCTAAAGTAGGGAGTGAATGGATAGTTCCAACGGAGGGCGGTTCTTATAATATTGATACAACTGATAGATTTGGGAATGTTTTACCTACAAATTCAGTAAGTGCAAATACTACATTAAATTGGCAAACCTATGATTACGCTGATTTTTTTTTAAGTAAAGAAACCGATTGGTCTACATCGGCATATACGGATGCTCAGGCAAGAACTGCAATTACAAATTTAGTAGATGGATTAATTACTGATGGTATATGGGATAAATTATATTGTTTTTTCCCATTTGTTGGAGGTACGGCCACTAAGCATAAATGGAACTTAAAAAATCCTACAACATTTGAGCAGGATATTCTTTATTTTGTTGGGAGTCCTACGCATAATGAATTAGGTGTAGTGATGAATGGTTCATCAAATGCAGCTTATATTAATGCTAATCCAAGACAATTTAAAACAGGTTATGAGTTTAATTTTGGGTGTTATTCACAAGGGGGCACATCAACTGCAAACACAGTAGATATAGGTTATTATGCAGCATTAAATTCAGGGATTCATTTAAGTATTAAATATTCTACATCTACCCATAGATGTGGTATATTTTCAGCACAAGCAGTTGCTTACACAGGTGCAGATACATCTTTTTTCATTGTTAATAGATTAGGTAGCGCATATAAATCCATAAGAAATACAACAAATTTAATAAGCGTAAGCACCAGTGCAGATGGACAACCAGCGTTACCAAATACTTTACCTTTAACATTAGGGGCTGCAATAAATTCAGGATTATCAGGTTACACGCTACACGCTGCAAGGACATACTCAGGGTATTGGTTTGGGCAAGGATTAACAGATACGCAATTAGGCAACTTTAATACAAGAGTACAAGATTTTAATTTAGCATTAAATAGACAACAAGTATGATAATAATTAACACTAATCAATATAATTTAAGTAAAAAAGATAATTTAGTATTTTATGCTGCTCCGATTTTGAGTGGAGAATATATAGGAAAATTTGCAACAAGCGAAAATTCATTAGTTGAGTTTCCCGAAATATTTGAAAATTTAACTTATGAAACTATTGATTTAGATTCTAAAGTATTTCAAGTTGATTATACCGCACCAAGTTTATTACCTTACGCAGTTGAAATCCCTGAGATATATCAATGGGCGTTCCCTGAAGATATGTTCATTTTAAGTGGTTTTATAATACCTTTGGATAATTATCAAAGTATAAAGGTTGTAAACTTAGCTTACTTTCAATGGTTGGAATTTAGAGCTGAATTAGACTCAGGTAATTACGAAGATTTAAAACGAGCATTGATGCCACTTTGGGACTATGTAGCACTTCAGGTAACTAATAATAATATAATAGTACTATGAGGGGTTTAATCTTGTATCTAACGGCTTTAATTCTTAAATTGGTATTGTACCCTATTGGGTTTACTTATTCGTGCTTACTGACGTTGTTTAAAAACGGCTATGCAGAATTAGACGGATACCTTTTTAAATGTGCGGTGGCTGATGACCAACAAGCAAACACTTATCTTGCTAAATTGTTTAACGATATTTTAATTAAAAAAGGAGGTCATAAGTTCGGCAATCCCGATAAAACAATCTCAAGTGTGTTGGGCAAGAATTTGCTTAAAGGGAAACTTTCTTTAGCCGGGAAACTTTTAAATTGGATTTTAAACTTAATAGAAAAAGACCACTCAATCAAAGCAATTGAATCATGAAGTTAGAATTTATATTTTTTTGGTGTGTTAAAATTTGGAAGCAAAGGTATGAGGAATTTATCGCAGTCGGGGTTTCTTTAGGCCTTTCAATGATATGATTTACCAGGCAATATTTATGGCACACAACATCAAAAACCACATCGGGGAAATTTTCGGTACTATTTTATTCCTTTTTTTAGGCCATAACATCGACATAACCGACAAGCTTATCACTTTTATTTTTTCGGTTGGTGCAGGACTATTTGTTCACATTTTAAAGGAAATAAACATAGGGCAATTATTAATACAATTATTCAAAAAAAAACATGACAAGAAAAACTAATACACCGCGCTACCTATCTTTGCTAAGAA